TGTTGATCTTTGTTGAAGCTAGCGGTATTCCTAATCCTATTTGGGAGGTTGGCGGTGGATTCTTTACTGAGAACACGCCGGACAGGTACTGGTTTGCATTTTCCAACCCACGGCGCAATGAGGGGTACTTTTTTGAGTGTTTTCACGCCAAGCGGGACTTTTGGACGTCAAAAATTGTTGATGCTAGAACGGTGGAGGATACTGACAAGTCGGTGTATGAGCAGATCATTGCTGAATATGGTGAGGACAGCAGCCAGGCCAAGGTTGAGGTGTATGGCGAGTTTCCATCTGCTGGTGAGGATCAATTTATCAGCCCTGTGATTGTTGATGATGCGATGAAGAGGCCGAGGTATAAGGATTTGACAGCGCCTATTGTTTTGGGGGTTGACCCAGCAAGGGGTGGCGCAGATTCAACGGTTATTGTGGTGAGGCAGGGGCGCGACATTGTGGCCATTAAGCGGTACAAGGGCGAGGATACGATGGAGATTGTGGGTCGGGTGATTGATGCGATTGAGGAATATAAGCCAGCCTTGACTGTGATTGATGAGGGTGGTTTGGGGTATGGCATTCTTGACCGTCTTACAGAGCAGCGTTACAAGGTTCGGGGTGTTAACTTTGGCGGCAAGGCCAAGCACTCGCAGGCGTTTGGAAATAAGCGAGCAGAAATGTGGAATGAGATGCGAAATTGGTTAAAATCTGCTAGTATCCCGTCAGATCGCCAATTAAAGGCTGATTTCACTGGTCCAACCAAGAAGCCAAATTCTTCTGGGACTATATTTTTGGAAGGCAAGAAAGAGATGCGAGCAAGGGGTTTAGCTTCACCGGATGCAGCTGATGCACTTGCAGTAACTTTTGCTTTTCCTGTGGCGCACAGAGAATACAAGGAGCCTGCAATAAGGCGAGCATCTTCTCAAGGCGCAGTTACAACTGGATGGATGGGGAGTTAAATGGCAAAGAAGAGTGTTTCTCTGTCAGTAGGTCGAGGTGAGAAGTTGCCAGTGTCCAAGGGGGCTGGTTTGACTGCCAAAGGCCGTGAGAAGTACAATGCGGCGACGGGTTCTAACCTTAAAGCGCCAGCACCCAACCCTAAGACCAAGGCAGACCAAGGCCGCAAGGATTCATTTTGTGCAAGAATGGGCGCTGTAGCGGCCAACGCCAAAGATGGCGAACGCGCTAAAGCTGCCCTTAAACGATGGAAGTGTTGATATGGCTACCAAACCTGGACTCTATGCAAACATCCACGCAAAACAGGCTCGTATCAAAGCGGGCTCTGGCGAGAAGATGAACAAGCCTGGCAGCAAGAATGCGCCGACGGCCAAAGATTTTAAAGATTCAGCTAAGACTGCGAAGAAGAAATAATGGCAGATTACACAGGCATCGCCGCAGCCGGTGCTGTGGCCAACGGTGGCAAGGACAAGGACTCATCGTCTAGTATCTTAGCAACTGCTCGCTCGCGTTTGGACATGGCCATTGGCGCGTTGTCTGAATCGCGTGAAGATGAAATTGACGACCTGAAGTTCTACGCTGGCTCGCCCGACAACCGTTGGCAGTGGCCAGCAGATGTGTTGGCAACCCGTGGTGCGGTGCAAGGTCAAACGATTAACGCCAGACCGTGTCTGACAATCAATAAGTTACCCCAGCACGTAAGACAGGTGACCAATGACCAAAGGCAAAACCGCCCAAGTGGCAAAGTTATTCCAGCCGATGACCACGCAGACATTGAAGTTGCAGAAATCTTCAATGGAATGGTCAGACACATTGAATACATCTCCGACGCCGATGTCGCTTACGACACGGCCTGCGAAAACCAAGTCTCCTACGGCGAAGGTTACATCCGCATCCTGACCGAATACTGCGACGAAAACACGTTTGATCAAGACATCAAGATTGGCCGTGTACGCAACTCATTCAGCGTCTACATGGACCCAACCATCCAAGACCCGACTGGTGCTGATGCCAAGTGGTGTTTCATTACTGAAGACATCACCAAAGACGAATACCAGCGGATGTATCCAGACTCCGCACCCATTACCACCTTGCAAACGCTGGGTGTGGGTGACCAAAATCTAAGCCAATGGCTTATGGAAGACACCATCCGCGTTGCTGACTACTACTATGTAGATTACGACAGAGCAACGCTTAATATGTACCCTGGGAACGTGACCGCATTTGAAAACACTTTAGAAGATAAACAACTGAAAGCAATTTATGGCAAACCTAAAAGATCTCGTGAATCGGATCGTGTCAAGATTAAATACTGCAAGATTAACGGCTATGAAATTCTTGAAGAGCGTGAGTGGGCGGGGAAATACATCCCTGTAGTACGCATTGTCGGCAATGAATTTGAAGTTGATGGCCGTTTGTACGTGTCGGGCTTGGTGCGAAACGCCAAGGATGCTCAGCGTATGTACAACTACTGGGTGAGCCAAGAGGCAGAGATGCTTGCCCTTGCACCCAAAGCGCCGTTTATTGGTTACGGTGGCCAGTTTGAAGGCTATGAGAACCAATGGAAGACTGCCAACACGACCAACTGGCCGTACTTGGAAGTCAATCCAGACGTTACAGACGGCCAAGGCGCTGTGCTGCCATTGCCAGCTAGGGCGCAGCCTCCAATGGCCTCCAGCGGGCTGTTGCAGGCCAAAGCAGGCGCATCTGAGGACATTAAGGCATCTACTGGCCAATACAACGCATCTTTGGGCATGACTTCCAATGAACGCAGCGGCAGAGCTATTCTTGCGCGTCAGCGCGAGGGCGACGTAGGTACTTACCACTATGGTGACAACTTAGCCCGTGGTGTGCGGCACATTGTGCGCCAGCTTGTGGACTTGATCCCCAAGGTGTACGACACCCAGCGCGTGGCTCGCATCATTGGTATAGACGGTGACACTGATATGGTCAAGTTAAACCCTGACCAGCCTGAAGCCGTCAAGAAGATTATGCAAGGCGACATAGTAATCGACAAAATTTACAACCCAAGCGTCGGCAAGTACGACGTGGTGGTGGCGACTGGCCCAGGCTACGCAACCAAACGTCAAGAAGCGTTGGAAGCAATGGCTCAACTGTTGCAGGGTAATCCCCAACTGTGGCAAGTGGCCGGCGATTTGTTTGTAAAGAACATGGATTGGCCAGGTGCCCAAGAGATGGCCAAACGTTTTGCCAAGACCATTGATCCCAAGCTCATGGCTGATGGTGACAAGTCACCAGAGTTGCAAATGGCCGAGCAGCAAATGCAAGCGATGGGTCAAGAGATGGAGCAGATGCACCAGATGATTCAAAACGTCGGCAAGTCCATCGAGGTGCAAGAACAGCAACGCAAAGATTTTGAAGCTGAAGTTAAGATGTACGAAGCCGAAACCAAACGGATCGCTGCGGTGCAAGCTGGCATGACCGAGCAACAAATTCAAGATATTGCTATGGGCGTAGTTGCTGCAGCGATGGAGTCTCAAGACATGATGAACCAAATGCCTGAGATGCGTGAAGAGCCTATGGAGATGATGCCCGAAGAAGAAATGGGAATACCACCACAAGGGATACCACAATGAAAGCAAATGAATTTTTAGGCTTGCTGTTTTTGGCACGGGATGTTGCACATTCTGTGCATTTGAACACTCGCAGCTACAGCAAGCACATAGCACTCAATATTTTTTATGAACGCATCGTTGGTGCGGCAGATGATTTTGCTGAAGCGTACCAAGGCCGCTATGGTTTGATTGGCCCTATTACTTTAAATTCGGCAAAAAAGACATCTAACATTATTGAGTTTTTGCAAGATTCACTTGCTGAAATTGAAGGCGCTCGTTACGATGTGTGTGATAAAACTGATTCATCATTACAACAGTTGATTGATAACATTGTTGAAATTTATCTACGCACTCTATACAAACTGAGGTTTTTAGCATGACTGTAAATCTTTCTGCACTTGCTGGCGCAGGCGCTCAATTTTTTGACAACAACGGCGTAATCTTGTCGGGTGGCAAATTGTATTCTTATGCTGCTGGAACAACTACGCCGCAAACCACTTACACAAGTGCTAATGGTGTAACAGCTCATACCAACCCAATTATTCTTAATTCTGCGGGGCGTGTTCCCACGGGTGAAATTTGGCTGACTGATGGAATTGAATATAAATTTCTTTTATTCACTAGCACGAATGTTTTAATTGCCACTTATGACAATATTCCAAGCATTACCGATTTAACGCCTAATTTGGCCAATACATCTGACCCTGCGTTGGGTGATGCGCTTGTTGGGTTTCGGCAATCTAATTCAAGCGGAAATTTGGCGGGTTCTGTTGGACGCACAGTTCATCAAAAACTTCAAGAATCTATCAGTGTTTTGGATTTTGGTGCTGTAGGCGATGGCGTAGCAGATGATACTGCGGCAATTCAAAATGCCATTACGCAAATTAAAACAACACAAGGGGGTGTTATTAATTTTCCTCCTGGCGATTATAGAATTACATCAACTATTTTAGTTGATGAAGACAATGTATTTTTACAAGGTTCTGGTGGCGGCGGCTTTAAAGCGGGTATAGCATCTTTAAGAAATTCCGCAGCAACACGAATTGTTTGGGCTGGAAATGCCGTAAGCCCAATGATATTATTTGAAACACCAAACGGAAGCACTTGTAAACAACGGGGTGGTTTGTCAGATTTAATGTTAGATTGTCAAAATAGTGCCAAGTATGGTTTGCAAATGATTACTTGGTCGTTGGCAACTTTTACAAACATAACTATTTATGGCGCTGTAACAGCTCAAATTTATTTGTCAACTAAACCCGCGGGAAGTTTATCGACAAACCCGTATGATTGTTTTAGAAACTATTTTAACAATGTATTTACAACTTGCAAAAATTTAATTAACACTTCAAAAGCATTAGTGTTAGGCACTGGCGTGGGCGGCAATTCAGGTAACAGTTGTTACAATTTGTTTGAACATTGCTATTTTACATCATCCGAAGATTTAGGCGCAAACGCAGCTAATATTTCTCTTGAAAATACTGATAATAATATTTTCTTTCATTGCAAAATAGATCGATTACATTTTCAATCAAGCGATCAAGATGTTTCTGACATCAATGGCGCTTCTCGTTATAATTGGGTCATTGCTTGTGAAGGCGATGTTGTTGCTGTTGCATCTACTTTAGGTGGGATTTCTAGTTTTGGTAATAATGTTATAGGGTTAAACAATTCAAACAACAATGGCGCTGTATTCGTAGGAACAGGCGCACAAATAAATGCTTCTGATATGTTTGGTTTTCTTACCAAACAAAAATTTAAGCTAGGTTTTGTATCGGGAGATATTGATCCACAAGATGAAACACAACAAATTGTTATTTCTGCAAATGATTCAACTGACAATGGTGCCGTATGGATTAGAGATAACCTTGGATCTGCACCTTCGCCTTATTTTAGAATAACTAGCAATAGAAACGACAATAGTACTAGCACACAATTTTCTTCAAGAATTGCTTTAGATAGCTATAGAACTGACGCAAAGATTGAGATTAATAAACCAGTAGGAACTATTCAGTTTGGTGGTTCTACTGTTATTGATTCATATGACCGTGCGGATGTATTTTATAGCTCAGCTATTATTGGTCGCGCTGTAGGTACTTTTAATTCTTCCGCAGACTGCCCTACAAATATTGAATTTAGTGCTGGCAATGCAGGATTTTCAATGGGTAACTACGCTGGCTTAGTACGCATGAAGGTAAGACATACAGGGGCGGTTCAATTTGTGCCATTAGCCGCAGCCCCAGCTACCGCAGAACAAGGTGATGTGTATTTTGACTCAGTTTTAGTTAAATTGCGCTGTTGGAATGGCTCATCTTGGAATGATTTATTTTAATGTTTAATTGCTTTCTTATATTAAGGAATAAGCATGGCAGATAGATATTGGGTTGGTGGAACAGGTACATGGAACACCACATCCACAACAAATTGGTCTGCGTCTTCTGGGGGAGCCAGCGGTGCATCTGTTCCCACCGCGTCTGATTCGGTAATTTTTGACCAATCCAGTACCTACACCGTTACTTTGACGGGTGCGCTGACTTGTCTAAACTTTACAGTTTCGGCAGGTACAGTAACTTTTTCTAGCACTGGAACTCTTACCATTAGTGGTTTGTTGTCTTTAGTAGCTGCAACTGTTTGGAATGCTACAGGAACAATAACTTTTGCTGCCACATCTGGCACAAATACAATTACCACCAATGCAGTTAGTATTTCAGCGTCTATCACTTTTAATGGTGTAGGCGGCACGTTTCAACTTGCATCAGCATTGACGCTAGGGTCTACTCGTACTATTACGCTGACTAACGGCACGTTAGATTTAAACAACTTTACGCTGACCACGGGGTTGTTTGCCTCAAGCAACAGCAACGTCAGAACATTAGCTTTTGGTACTGGCAATATCACGTTAATTGGCCTTAGTGCAACTATTTGGTCACTGGCGACAGCTACAAACTTCAGTTACACAGGCACACCAACAGTAAACGTAACTGGCGTAGGCACTACGGGGACAAGGACAATTAGTTCTGGCTCTACGGCGGGTGGCACAGAAACAAACGCGCCGTCTTTTAATATTTCTGCTGGTACAGATAGTATTACAACAACTGGAAATAGCGTAATAAAAAACTTAGATTTTTCTGGATTTACGGGCAATTTAAATGCAAATGGTAGGTTTATTTACGGAAATTTAACATTATCAAGTGGCATGACATTGAGTGCTGCTGGGGCCTCAATAACCACCTTTGCAGCTACATCAGGCACAAAAACAATTACTACTGCTGGTCAAACGTTAGATTTCCCCGTCACTTTTAACGGAATCGGTGGAACGTGGGCAATGCAAGACGCCTTGACGCTTGGTTCAGCAAAAACACTAACACTGACCAATGGCACGCTACAGCTTAAATCTGGCGTGACATCTACAGTCGGCAGCTTTGTTGCTAACAGCTCAAACGTTAAATATCTTCAGTCAACAACGCCAGGCAGTCAAGCTACAATATCAAAGGCTAGTGGCACAGTAACCGTATCGGATTTGACCATTCAGGATTCAAACGCTACAGGCGGCGCGTCTTGGACTGCTTATGCTGATTATGAAAACATTGACGCAGGCAACAATGATGGATGGGATTTCAGCATATCGCCGCCTTATGCAACTTATGAACCGCCAATTATCATAAGATCGTTTACACAACCTCGGAGATTTTGACATGACCATGAACCTTAAAGCCGTTACGACTTGTTTCGGCTACCAACAGATCACAGATTTGACCGCATCCACTGCTTTAACAGTGCCAATCAAGTCGCCGGAGGGTTTAAACGCAAAGCCCGTGTTGGCTTTGATTGTGGCTGAAGGCGCTCCAGTGCGCTGGCGCGATGATGGCACCGCTCCTAGCGCTACTGTTGGAATGCCCATTGCAGTAGGTGTGCCGTTTCAATATGATGGCGACTTAACCAAAATTCGTTTTATTCAACAATCAGCAAGCGCAATTTTGAACATTAGTTATTATTTGTAATTGGTGTAAGATTGCAAAAACCGTACTGGTGCGATCACCAGGGAATCATTGAGATTCAAAAATGACTGAAGAAGTCCAACAATCCTTAGCGGAAGTCGACTCCGCGCCAGCTCCAGAAGTGACGGCCACTCAGGAAGCAACTCAAACGCCGGAAGTCGCTGAAGAAGCAAAAGAGCCATCTAGGGTTTTTACCCAAGAAGAACTTGATGCAGCAATCGGCAAAAGACTTGCAAGAGAGCAACGTAAGTGGGAAAGAGACCAGACTCAACGTCAAGCGGAAGCCCAGACGCTGAGAGCGCCAGCAAATGTCCCGCCAGTCGATCAGTTTGAAAGCCCTGAAGCCTATGCAGACGCATTGGCATACCAGAAAGCCGAACAACTGCTTGCCCAGCGAGAAGAAGCAAGGCAGCAATCTGCAATTCTTGAGTCCTACCACGAAAAGGAAGAGGAAGCTCGGACTAAGTACGACGACTTTGAACAAGTCGCCTACAACCCCAAGCTGCCAATTACTAACGTGATGGCTCAGACGATTCAAGCCTCGGACGTAGGCCCTGAAGTAGCTTACTACCTCGGTGCTAACCCCAAGGAAGCGGATCGTATATCTCGTCTTGCGCCTATCATGCAGGCCAAAGAAATTGGGAGAATTGAGGCCAAGTTGGCCAATGATCCTCCCGTGAAAAGAACTACGTCAGCGCCAGCACCAATTTCGCCTGTTACAGCTCGCTCCTCTGGAGGCCCAGCTTATGACACTACAGACCCACGGTCTACCAAGACCATGACGGACTCGCAGTGGATTGAAGCTGAACGAGCAAGACAGCGTAAGAAGTGGGAAGCACAAAACCGCTAAACAATTTTTAAAGGATTTTTTCCATGTCTAATAGTATCTTAACGATCGACATGATCACCCGCAAAGCTCTCGAGATTCTCGAGAACAACCTGGTGCTCACCCGTAACGTGAACCGTCAGTACGACGACAGCTTCGCTGTTGAAGGTGCCAAGATTGGTTCTACACTGCGTATCCGTTTACCCGACCGCGCTTTGGTAACTGACGGCGCCGCCCTGCAAGTTCAGGACGACAACGAACAGTTCACCACTTTGACTGTGGCTTCACAAAAGCACATCGGCGTGAACTTCACATCTGCTGAATTGACCATGCAGTTGGACGACTTTGCAGAACGTGTTCTAAAGCCTCGTATCAGCCAGTTGGCCTCCAGCATTGATGCTGACGTCGCCAATGCGTACAAAACCATCGGTAACACCGTTGGCACCCCTGGCACCACTCCTTCTACTAGCTTGGTCTTGTTGCAAGCCCAACAGAAGCTAAACGAAAACGCTGCCGTGATGTCACCACGTTACGCTACCGTCAACCCTGCCGCTAACGCTGGTTTGGTCGAAGGCATGAAAGGTTTGTTCAACCCCACCGACACCATCAGCAAGCAGTTCAAGAACGGCATGATGGGCACTAGCGTGTTGGGCTTTGATGAAGTCAATATGTCTCAGTCAATCAAGCAACACACTACTGGCACCCGCACTGCTACAGGCAATACCACTGGCGCTGCTGTGACAACTGAAGGTGCCTCTACCCTCACGTTGACTGTTGGCTCTGGTGAATTGATTGCTGTTGGTGACGTGTTTACCATTGCTGATGTCTACGCTGTGAACCCACAAACCCGTGAATCCACAGGTTCGTTGTTTCAGTTTGTGGCCTTGGCTTCTTCGACCTCCACCACAACTGCTACCGTGACCGTGGCTCCTATGTACTCAGCAGCTCATGCTCTGGCTACCATGTTGACTTTGCCTGCTACTGGCAAAGCCGTTGTGTTTGTTGGAACTGCTAGCACTCAGTATCCCCAAAACTTGGTTTACCACAAAGATGCGATCACTTTTGCGACCGCCGACTTGTTGCTGCCCCAAGGCGTCGATATGGCTGCTCGCGCAGTCCACAACGGCATTAGCTTGCGTATCGTTCGTCAGTACGACATCAACAACGACCGTATGCCTTGCCGTATTGACGTACTGTATGGATTCAGCACAATTCGTCCACAGATGGCCTGCCGCATCTGGGGTTGATCAGAAACTTTTTTAAAGGAAAATTATCATGGCATTACCTAATGGCGCAGGCGGTTACCAACTTGGTGACGGCAATTTAACTGAAGCAGTGATGGGCGCTCAAACTGTCCCCACTACATTGACTGGCGACACAACTCTGACTGCTGCTGACGTAGTAATTGGTTTGGTGGTTTGCAAAAAAGCAAGTGACGCAACTTTAACCGTGACTTTGCCTACTGCAACTTTGTTGGACGCTGCTGTTCCAAGTGCAAAAGTTGGTTCATCTTTTGACTTGACAATTTGCAACAACAACAACAGTGGTGCATCGTCTACCGTTCCTGTCACAACAGGCACTGGCATCACAATTTTTGGTTCAGTAACCATAGGCCGTTTCAGCTCGCACACGTACCGTTTTGTAAAAACAGGCGACGCAGCTTATTCAGCGTTTTTAATGTAAATTTAAACGAAGGGCTTAGGCCCTTCTTTTTTAAAGGAAAAAATTATGGCAAATACTAAATCAATTGGTGTTGCTTTTGAAGACCAAGACCTTAAAGGTTCAGCAACAATCTATGCTTTGGCTGGAACTGGACAAATTGGGTACAACACTGGAAGTTCCACAACGGTACCTTCAACTGTTACACAAGCTACCAGCAAATCTACTGGTGTAACCATTAACGCATCTGTTGGTCAGATTGTGACCACAAATTCGGCATTGACAGCAGCAACAGAAGTTGCATTTGTGGTCACCAACAACCAAACATCTGCATACGATATCCCCATTGTTGCAATTGCAAGCGGCGCGGCAACTGCGGGAACTTATTTAATTTCTGTGGCAGCGGTGACAAATGGGTCATTCACAATTGTGATTACCAATGCAAGCACTGGTTCATTGTCTGAAGCATTGACTATTAATTTTGGTTTGATTCACGTATCGCAAACTTAACCTAAGGGGGCTAATCACCCCCTTCTTTTTTATGGCCATTATTTATATGTCTCACCCAGTTCATGGTGCAAAGGTTGCGACTATGGAACTTGAAGCCGTTTATGATGAAACAAATGGCTGGACAAGGTATACTTTAGACACGCCTGTTGAGGCGGCTCCTGTTGCAAACAAATTGGAAGTTAAACGTCGTCGTGGCCGACCCAGTTTAGAGGCGGCAGAACAAGGAGCGTAATATGGCCATATACACTGCTGGCGATCAAATCAACAGAGCATTGCGATTGCTTGGCGTATTGGCTGAAGGTGAGACAACTTCCGCGTCCGTGTCTCAAGATTCGCTGATGGCGTTAAATCAAATGATTGATTCATGGAACACCGAGCGTTTGTCTGTTTTTAGCACCCAAGATCAGATATTTACTTGGCCTGCCGGTCAAATTACGCGTACTCTTGGCCCCACAGGTAACTTTGTAGGCAACCGACCTGTGCTGTTGGATGACGCTACCTACTACCGCGACGCAGGCACCAACGTGTCTTACGGCATTAAATTTATCAACCAACAGCAGTATGACGGCATTGCTGTTAAGACGGTGACTTCAACGTACCCGCAAGTCATTTTTGTCAACATGACCTACCCTGACGTTACGATGACCATCTATCCACAGCCTACACGGAACTTGGAATGGCATTTTATTTCAGTCCAAGAATTGACTCAGCCTGCTAATTTGGCAACAAACATTTTGTTTCCACCAGGCTATTTGCGAGCTTTCACTTACAACTTGGCTATGGAAATTGCACCTGAGTTTGGTGTGGAACCAAGCCCACAAGTGCAACGCATTGCAATGACTTCCAAGCGCAATTTGAAGCGCATCAACAATCCTGACGACATTATGTCTATGCCTTACGCTATTGTGTCATCCCGTCAACGTTTTAACATTTTTGCAGGAAACTACTAATATGGCCACCATCGCAATTTCATCTCTCCCCGTTGCAACTGCCGCTGCCCCTGCTGATGTCTTGCCAATTGTGCAATCAGGCACAACAAAACAAGTTACCAACACACTATTGTTTACCAATGCAATAATGGTTGCGCCTGCGCTTGGTACGGTTGCAAGCGGAAACATTAGCGCGTGTACCAGCACAAACATGGTTATGGTTACACCCGTAATTGGTGCAGCCACAGGCACAAGCCTGACGGTATCAGGCACACTTGTGTCAACAGGTACGGCTGGCGTGGGCTATGCCACGGGCGCGGGCGGGGCGGTTACTCAAATAACAAGCCGCACCACAGGTGTGACACTTAACAAGACTGTTGGTGCAATCACATTAGTCAGTGCAGCTGGTTCGGCTACTGCTGCAACTTTTACAGTGACAAACAGCACTGTGGCGGCAACCGATGTCATCATTCTGAACCAAAAGTCAGGCACTGACTTGTACGACTTAATGGTCACTGCTGTGGCTGCTGGAAGTTTCAACATTACATTCCGCACCACTGGCGGCACGACTACAGAAACACCAGTATTTAACTTTGCAGTAATTAAAGGCGTGGCCGCGTAATGAAAACGCCGATTTTAGGATCGGCCTACGTTGCCCGCAGTATTAACGCGGCAAACAACCGCATGGTCAATTTGTTTCCAGAGGTCATCCCTGAAGGCGGCAAAGAGCCTGGCTTTCTTAACCGTGCCCCTGGCCTCAACTTTCTGCAAGCCGTAGGCACAGGCCCAATCCGCGCTTTGTGGGCGCATCAGACCAATGGCAGCGACTTCTATGTCGTGTCTGGCAATCAGTTTTATAAATTAACTGGTTTGAATGCAACCCCTCAATTGTTAGGCATCGTGACTGGTACTGGCCCTGTATCTATTGCTGACAATGGCACACAAATATTTTTAGCTTGTAACCCTGATGGTTTTATCTACAACAAAACTACAGGCATGTTTGCTCAAATCACAGACCCAGACTTTGCTGGCGCTGTAACGGTAGCGTATCTTGATGGTTACTTTGTCTTCAACCAACCCAACAGCCAAATTCTTTGGGTGTCTCAATTGCTAGACGGCACTTCAGTTGACCCACTAGATTTTGCAAGTGCTGAAGGCTCACCTGATGGTGTGGTGGGTATCATTGCCGACCACCGTGAATTGTGGGTGTTTGGCACTGATTCGGTTGAAGTTTGGTATGACTCTGGCGCGGCTGATTTCCCTTTAACCCGCATTCAAGGCGCGTTTAACGAAATTGGCTGTGTGTCGGCGTACACCATTGCCAAGATGGACAACGGTTTGTTTTGGCTAGGTACAGACGCCCGTGGCCAAGGTATTGTCTACCGTGCCAATGGCTATACAGGCACTCGTATTTCTACCCACGCAATTGAGTATGCAATTGCCCAGTACGGCAACATTTCAGACGCCATTGCGTACACATACCAGCAAGAAGGCCATGCCTTCTATGTGCTGACGTTTCCAAGCGGCAACGCTACATGGGTGTACGACGTGGCCACACAAGCATGGCATGAACGCGCTGGGTGGGATGACGGCGAATTTATGCGGCACCGCAGCAATTGCCAATGTAATTTTGGCGGCAACATTATTGTTGGCGACTTTGAAAACGGCAACATTTACACATTTGACTTGGATGTTTACGCTGACAACGGCGGCATTCAAAAGTGGCTGCGGTCATGGAGAGCATTGCCAACTGGCACAAACAACCTCAAGCGCACCGCACATCACAGTTTGCAATTGGATTGTGAGGCAGGCGTTGGCTTAAATACTGGCCAAGGCTCAGACCCTCAAGTCATGTTGCGCTGGTCGGATGACGGTGGTCACACTTGGGGCAATGAGCATTGGTCATCCCTTGGAAAAATTGGCGCGTATGGTCATCGAACCTTTTGGCGTCGGCTTGGCATGACGCTCAAGCTGCGCGACCGTGTGTACGAGCTTTCAGGCACTGACCCCAACAAAATAGCCATCATGGGGGCTGAATTGATCATAAGCCCAACCAATGCCTGATCATGGCCACCAACCCAAACGCTACCCAAATCACGCCTCCACGGGTGCCAATTATTGACACACGCACTGGGGCGGTGTCGCGTGAATGGTATCGATGGTTTTACAGTCTATATAACATTGTTGGTGGCGGGCTTGGCGTTGTTCCAGTTGCCAGCGGCGGTACAGGGCTATCCACAATTCCAACTAACGGCCAACTGCTGATTGGTAACGGTACAGGGTATTCCCTAAACACATTAGGCGTTGGTGCTGGCATTTCAGCCACTAACGGCTCTGGCACGATTACGTTGACCAACACTGGTGTGCTGTCAAACATTGCAGGGTCAGGTATTTCTGTATCAAGTGCCACAGGCAATGTAAGTATCAACAATACCGGCGTGTTGTCATTTTCAGGCGGTACAACTGGCCTGACCCCCGCAACGGCCACTACAGGCGTTGTGACCCTTGCAGGCACCTTGGCCATTGCCAGCGGTGGCACAAACGGTTCTTCAACCCCTACGGCTGGCGCTGTGCCTTACGGCACCGGCACCGCGTATGCGTTTACTGCTGCTGGTAGTGTTGGCCAAGTGCTGACCAGCGCGGGTGCGGGTGTGCCAACTTGGACAACGCCTACGACTGGCACAATTACTAGCGTCAGTTTTACAGGCGGCATTATTTCAGTAGCTACGCCAACCACCACGCCTGCTTTGACAGTGGCGGGGACTAGCGGCGGGGTAGTTTATTTTTCAAGCGCCACAACTTGGGCGTCATCTGCTGCTTTAACTGCTAACGCTTTAGTGGTGGGCGGCGGGGCTGGCGCAGCGCCAAGCACTGTAACCACCGGTACAGGTGTAGTAACCGCCTTGGGCGTCAATACAGGAACAGCAGGAGCGTTTGTTGTCAATGGCGGCGCATTAGGTACGCCGTCAAGCGGCACGGTCACCAACCTGACTGGAACTGCGTCCATCAACATCAACGGCACTGTTGGGGCAACTACACCCGCCGCAGGCGCATTTACATCAATTAGCGATTCCGGTAACCTGACATTTACGGGCACAAGCAACCGCATCACTGGTGACTTCAGTAATGCGACTGTTACTAATCGTGTGGCTTTTCAGTCAAGTACTACAAACGGAAATACGCTTGTTAATGTTTTACCAAACGGCACAGGCACTGCGTCTCGTTTTAGGGCCTTTAACACATCAGACCCTACAAATTCTTCTTTTGGTGACTTTGGTGTTTCTTCTTCTCAAACAATCATTCAGTCAAGCATACAAGGCACAGGCACATATCTGCCAATGACCTTTTACACCAATGGTAGTGAGCAAATGCGTATCACTACCGCTGGCGGCGTATCTTTTGGGTCAAGCGGTACTGCATACGGTACATCTGGGCAAGTCTTAATCAGCGCAGGGAATGCACCGCCAACTTGGACTAGCACAGCTTCCATCAACATCAACGGCACTGTTGGGGCTACAACGCCTGCTGCGGGCACGTTTAATCCTTTAACTTTATCGGCAACGCCCAGTAGTAATTGGGGGATTGATTTTGCCCCGTCTACATCATCACCTAACTACGTCACTTTGGCTGCGGCGGCAACATACGATATAGCTGCTGGCTCGGGGTTAGTTGTCATTCACAACAACACAAATGGAGACGCAGCGCTTTTCCTTACCTACGGCGGCGTGGTAGTAAAGATTGGCGGTGCAGCGTCTATTGTTTCGGGTACTGGTATTCTTAACCAAATTGGTTTGGTTTACAACGGAGGTGCTGGCAAATACAGAATTAACAATGGCTATCTAACCTCTCAAAGCGTATTCGTAACAACAATCAGAACAAGAACTAGCTCGTAAGGAAATCTATGATCACATATGAATTCACCCCAAAAGACTCTACGGCTAGCCTTGTTTATGGTGTAATAGCAAAAGAAAATAACGAGGTGATAGCTGAGTTTTCTATTTGCGTTAACAGCGATGACGAAAAAGAATCTGTTG